GATGGGAAACTGACGCGTACGCTTACCCTCACGGGTGCACTCACCCCAACCGGTCAGGCGATCTTGGAAATCAAGACCTCCGTTCCGGTGGGTGCCGCGAGTGCGGATATCGATACCATGCTGAACGATATGGGAGCTTTCCTTGCTTCCGCAACGTACAAAGACATCGTCAAAAAGTCCGCGATCAATTTCTGATCTAGGATTAACTTTTTCCGATGTTCGGTACGTCTGGAAAGGAGTTGCATTTTATGGGAAATTATTCGCCCTTAAAACGCTTTCTTTTCTTCGTTCAACTGGTGCTCGCTTCCTTCTTGGGTGCCTTAAGTGGTTCGCTTCTCTTGTGGTTGAAAGCGTACGGGTGTTTCTAGCTTTGATCATGGGCTTCTTGGCGGCTGTGTACGTACTCCTTACGTCTTTTGACGTATGGTTTCCGTTACTCATTCGCATTTTGAAGTTCATGGCAAAGATACTAGCACATGCCGTACTTTTCCTTCTATAAGAGGAGATTGCCGCTTTAGGTCCAAGACTGCGAACACCAACACTGGAGATCGTAATGAAATCCAATGGACTGGAACGATATCGCCTTGAGCAGTCGCTCCAGACGAAAGGCGACGAGGTCTTCCTCAACGTCATTCGTCGTACTCTGGATTCGAGTTCTCTCTTCGACCCATATAAACCGAAGGTCTTAGGTTTCCTAAGATCAAGGCAATTTGGGAAGTTGATTGAATTCGCTGACTCACTTGGAGATGCAGTGCATTTCTCCGCAGCAGAGCATTACGCTGCGAGTCAGTTAGCCTCATTGATAAAGAAGTACCCCTTCGACGCAGGCATCCCCGGAGTTGATCCCGAGGGTGCAGCGATGAAGAAATTTTACCAAGCCGAAAGGCTTTGTAAAAGGTACAACTCTATTTACGTCTTAGAGCAAAAGCTCGGTAGACGTAGGGCCAGTTTCCTTCGCGATGAAATGCGCGATTGGATAAGACGTGTTATCGGTGAAAAGCCCGACTACGCGTCTATCTGGCCCCTTTGTGGCTTTGGTCCAGGTGCAAGCGTCGGTGTAAGCGGTAATGCTACCCATCTTGCAAGCAAGTTTCTTGCCCAAGATTGGTCCGTCACGCCGTCGGCACTACCTTACGCACTTGCAGCTTTGAGGAGTGATCCTCATGTATGGGAGCTCCTTCTCACGAAGGAGAAACCTTACATCTGCTTCGACCCTCTTCTTTTTGAAGAGAAGTTTCGGCAGAGAGTGCGTTTGGTACAGTACAACAAGATAACGCTTGTGCCCAAGACAGCATTAGTTCATCGAACTATAGCTGTCGAACCATTGCTGAATGGTTATGTTCAGAAAGGTATAGACGAATACATCCGTCGAAAACTTTTCCGATTCGGTATTGATTTAAAAGATCAATCCCGAAACCAGCGGCTTGCCTACTTCGGCTCGCTTCCTGGTACTGATCCATTCGCCACGATAGATCTATCCTCCGCGAGCGATTTAATATCACTCGAATTGGCTAGAGATATCCTACCCCCAGACTGGTTTGAGCTGCTAAACTCAACCCGGTCACCCGCGTACAAAATTGGAGATACCATTACTAGGTATCACAAATTCGTATCGATGGGGAATGGTTTCTGTTTTCCACTTGAAACGCTCATATTTTCGAGCGTATGTGTTGCCGTC